CTTCTCAATAGTAATAGTATATGCTTTATCAAAGATAAATGCTTGTCTTACCCCAGTATCTTTATGCTGAACTTCAGAGACATCAGCAACGATATCTTCCCCAGATTTTAATTTAATTACTTTAATTGACATGGTAATCCACTATGAAATAGTATTATAAAAGGGTCTCAACGTTTTGTCAAGACCCTTTCTTTTATTTATTTGATTTCGTAGACCTTTCGTTTCTGATGTTCAGGAACGATTCTATTCAATTCAACAACCAACATACCATTCTCAAATGTAACTTCTCCAACTTCTACATCGTCAGACAAGTTGAAACCTCTAGCAAAGGTTCTAGTTGCAACGCCACGGTGCATGTACTCACCTTCTGACTTATCCTTTGCTGCCTTGGACGAGATGATTAGAACATTGGTCTCGGTGCTAACTTCAATGTCATCTTTTGACCACCCCGCAAGTGCTAGTTCGATCCTCCACTTAGTTTCTGAATCTTTTACTAGATTGTAAGGGGGATACGAATTCTGTGGTGTCCCCATCCCATACGAATGCAATCGATAGAATAGGTCATCGTAACCGACACTGTATCTTTCTACAGCATCAACAATGGCACCCAAATCCTTGGTGCCGAACTTTCTAAGTCCAGTCATTATGGTAGCTCCTTTAAAAGCGAGTTTGTGTTTTGAGGTCCCCGAAGGCAACCATATTATATATTAACAAGCACAAAAAAACTGTTACAGTGAAAACCGTAACAGTTTGTAGGGTGTTCCGATTGTAGAGTGTGCCGCACGAAAAGCACATAGATATTTATCTAAATAGATTAGCATACACACTAAATTAAATGAAAAAAGCGTTGATTGCTTTTGGAATGTTACTGATGGCGGCACCTGCACATGCCGATATTACAACTAAACTTACCACTAGTGTTCAACTGACTGTTGATGCTGCTGCCTCTCAGGCAACTCGTTTGGGTTCATCCTATTCTGTGAGTGGTTCTAATGTATCTGCTACTCTTGGCGGTTTGTCTGCTCCTGCTTCGGCAACTGATGCGGCAACCATGAACGCTGGTACATACACCCAGACAACAGCAGGTAGTGCCTTTTCGTTTAGCGAATCATTCAACGGCGGAGACGCAATCCCAACAGGAACGACCGTTAGTAGCGGTGTGGTTGGAACCCTACCCGCATTTGGAAGCGTCACAACAACTGCTGGCGGGGTGGCTGGTTCTCTCGCTGGTACTATCGATTCTGCTGGCACGATGTCGTTGACTGCTGGTGGTGCTGGCACCTCGGCAACAGGACAGTTTGTTTCTGAAATCACTATCAGATAATGGGTCTTAGTTATGGGTTTCCAAATTCGAATGGGTGCCAATGTTCAAATTGCAAAGGCACCTCTTTTTGCCGCTGCTGTGAGCGTTGTAATGTTTTCTGGGCAAGCAAAAGCAGTTCCAGTGGTCCCAAACTTCACTCAGGGATCAATGACAAGTCATACAGAAACGACACAGAAAATAACTGAGACCATCAACTCGATGGATTATAACACAGGGTATCAATACTCTGTAACTGGTACTGGAATTACAGCATCAGGTAACTTATCACCAGGAACAGGTGCTAACAATGTAACTATAGACGGAGTGACATCATCATGGACAGGAATAACAAGCAAACCATCCTTCACACAAACGACACCAGGAGCAGCGTTTCAGTTCACAGAAACATATCAGGGTCCTGGTTTAAGCAATCAAACAATCATTCAAAGAACAACAGAGGTAACAAGCATAACCGACACTACCTCTATCTTCTCGCAATAGGACTTAACTGTGCTTTCCCAATTCAAGCATATGCTGAAGTCGGGGGTGTTAGTGCTACAGCTGCTCCCGTTGCTAATTCTTCAGGCTCTGTTACAAATCAGGCAATCCAAGTTTTACAAGGACCCTACATTACAAACACCTATGGGGGTGGGATCCAGTGTCAGGGACCAACTCTAAACATCACACCATATGTGACTGGTAGTGCTTCTACTACCAAACCTTATGAACCATATTACTATGATCCTGTCTATGACATGAGGGACTTAGATGAAGATGGAGCACCTGACAATCCTGGTTCCATTCTTTATACTGTCCCAGTAAGAACTGGGCAAAAAGATAACTATAACTTAGGTGTTGGTTTCTCTGCTACATGGAGCAAACCATTAGATCAGAAACTACAGGACCAATGTAAAGAAGCAGCTGCTGCTAACATCGAACTGATGAAGCAAACAACTGCCAATAAGAGATTAGATTTTGAGATTGCCAGGTTGAAAAACTGTGGCGAATTGATGAAGCAAGGTATCATGTTCCACCCAAAGTCACAATATTATAAAGTATGTGCTGATGTTGTAGTTATGAATAAGAATGCTATAGCACCTCACGTTCACTCTATCCCTTCGGTTTCAAGACAGAACGAAGTGCCCGAATCGCCTGTGTCCTCTCGCGCTGAAGATCTCGGCGGTCCCTTACAGACAGGACCTCAGGTGTCTTCCCCCTGATAGTAGCAATCTTTTTCATTACTTTCTTAACCGTTGGTTTGATAACCTTTAGTAGGATATCTGCCAGCGGTTTTGCCATGAGTGCTGATGCAGTTGCTACTACAGCAATACCACCAGTGGTTACAACAGATCCAGCACTAGGAAGACCAGCAATGATCTGTTGAGGTAAAGGGACAGGTTCTGTAATCTGAATACACTGGTTGCCAACTAACTGGTAGTCAGTAACTTTCTTTCTGAACCCCTCAATGTATGTGCCGACAGGTTCCTTCGCTGCTTGTGCTGGTGTGGGGCAGTCCACCTTAGCAGTAGCAGCGGGAGTTTTAGGTATCGGTAGATCAGGAGCAGTGGGAGGTTTAGGTTGCTTTGTATCTACCTTTGGTTTTTGTGTCGGTAGAATTTGATTAGGTTCAAAATTAATAGGATTGAATGATGGTATATTTCCATCACAATAAGTCCTAGCACCCCTTGAGTCATCTTGTGCTAGTTGTGGACTACCATCAGGATGTGCTTCTACACAACCAGGCATATCAACAATAGGAAGTCCTATGTTAACTGTAACTGGTACAGGATATCCAGTAAATACTTGTGGAATACTAGAATCAAAAACATTAATATCTGGAATAGGATTTCCAGTTATTTTGATTTCACGAATCTCCATCTGTAAATAATCCTACAAAACCACTCCAAAGGTGAAAGAAGAACACATAAAGGAAAAACTTACCTTCAGCATCTTTTGATTTTCTTCTGCGTGTTGTCGTCATAATTAACAATCATTGAATACTTTACCCACTTGACTGCCAATGTCAGATCCAACTCGTTGACCAAGTAGGGTCATCCATCCTGCTGCCAACCATCCTACATATGGAATATTTATTACTGCAGGTACAAGGGCACCAGCAGCAATACTAGTCCCTGCTAGGGCACCTTGAGATCGTGCTCCAGCGTCCGCCCTGATACACTCTTCGCTTTTTGCAGGGGACTTTCCCTCGGCATCAATGCCACCTCCTAAGTTTCTAGCACCCTCCATTGTGTATTGATCGTATCGATATTCTCTACGACTTTCAATACCACCACCAAATAATCCACCTTTTTTCTGATCTAACTTTAGTTGTCTCTCAGAATTTAGAATAGCAGGATCATTTGCTTTGTATTCAATTCTATATCCATCCTTAGTTGCAGTTACTTTGTAGGAAGAGTAGTCGCCAGAGGGAAAATTAATTACTGGATATTGCGGTCGAGTAGCATTCATCAAATGACCGAGTACTCCAATATGAGCAACACCTAAAACACCAAGCAATGCCAATCCAATTGACTTTATTGGCAATGTTTTCTTAGTTGGTGTTTCCGTTGGCGATTCGGTCTTTTTCATACATTAGAATGGCAACGCTGGTCCAGTTTGCGTAGGCATTTTAGGCATCTCTGGCATAGCATCTTTTACTAAACCAGGGAGTGCCTCGGTGACTGCTTCGGTAACTGCTTTGGTTACCTTTACTCTAGCATCTTCTACGAGGGTATCTTTGTTCAGATACAGATAAGCACCCCCACCAACGACTGATAGGGATACCAGACCTGATAGGAGTGCGATTAGATTAATTAGTTTTTGCATCTTTAGGCTC